GCATGGTTTGGTGCAGAGAAGTACACACCTGCAGGTATAGTATCAGGCTTATCCTTATATGATTCACTAAAGAATAAGAAACAACCTGAGTGCTTAGCTCTACCTTGGACTGCTCTTCAAGACCTTACCTATGGACTGAGACGAGGTGAGATGTGGACTATCACAGCAGGGTCAGGCATGGGTAAGACACAGGTGTTGCGTGAGTTAGCTTATCATATACAACACAACTCAGAAGATAACATAGGCATGATGTTCTTTGAAGAACCATTGGATGATTCAGCCAGAGGTATGCTAAGTCTGGGTGCAAACAAACCTTTACATCTCCCTACCACAGAGATAACGGGTGAAGAATTTGATGAGGCTTTCAAGAATACACTTGGCTCAGATAGGTATCACTTCTTTGAATCCTTTGGCTCTACTAATATTGATGCAGTCATTAGTGCCATACGATACCTTGCTCTGGGATGTGATTGTAAGTACATCTTCCTTGACCACATATCTATCTTGGTGAGTGACCAATCGCAAGGTGATGAACGTAAGGCATTGGATGAGATAGCTACCAAGCTCAAGACTTTGACCATAGAGTTAAACATATGGCTAGGTATGGTCGGTCACAGTAAGAGACCGAGTGGTAAATCCCATGAGGAAGGTGGACAAACTTCTCTTAGTGAACTCAGAGGTACAGCAGGTATCGGTCAGCTAAGTAACATGGTACTAGGACTTGAGAGAGATGGGCAGAACCCTGACCCTACAATAAGAAACACTACCTTGATAAGAGTACTGAAGAATAGATTCTCTGGATTGACTGGACCAAGTACCTACCTACACTATGACAGAGATACAAGTAGGTTGACAGAAACATTCCCAGATGATATAGAAGAAGGGGTAGAGGAGTTTGAGGAGCTTACGTAATGGATAGTGCGATTGTAATTGACATAGAAACTAATGGACTAAATCCTAATAAGATATGGTGCTTGGTTGGTCAGGATGTAGAGACGGGTGAAGTATTTGTAATGCGTACTCAACTCTACCTTGATAAACTGTTGGCTAAGTATGACCGAGTAATAGGACACAACATTATTTCTTTTGATGCACCACAGATTGAAAAGATATGGGGCATAAAGATACCACATGAGAAACTAATGGACACCTTAATCCTTAGTCAGTTAGCCAGACCTGATAGAGATGGTGGTCATTCATTAGGTTCATGGGGAGCCAGACTAAAGTTTCCAAAGGGAGACTTCAATGATTGGTCAGGCTACTCAGCAGAGATGTTAACCTATTGCAAGCAAGATGTATCTGTAACTGTCAGACTATACAATCATCTAAGACATGAGCTTAAAGGTTTCTCCATGGAATGTATTACTCTGGAGCATGATGTTAAAAGAATAACATGCAAGCAAGAGAGAGATGGATTCTTTATTGATCAGAAGTATGCAATGGATTTGGTTGGTAAGTTAGAGAGAAGACTTAATGAGATACGTGAACAACTAAGGGTAGTGTTTCCACCTATACGCATTGAGACACAGCTTAAGACTAAGCTCAAGGTTACAATGCAAGACTTTAATGTTGGCTCACGTAAGCAGATAGCAGAAAGATTAATGGAACGAGGGTGGAAACCAAAGAAGAAGACAGATAAAGGTAGTGTGATAGTAGATGAGGCAGTACTCAATACTATCAACATGCCAGAGGCAAAGGTTATAGCTGAGTATCTTATGTTACAAAAAAGAATTGCTCAGGTTAGCTCATGGCTTGATGCTCTTGACTCTTCCTTTGACAATAGAGTACATGGTTCTGTATTAACATTGAGAACTATCACAGGTAGGATGGCACATGCCAAACCTAACATGGCTCAGGTACCTGCAGGGTATTCGCCATATGGTAAGGAATGTAGAACATGTTGGACTGTACCCAAAGGTAAGGTACTGGTAGGTATAGATGCAAGTGGAATTGAATTAAGAATGCTTGCTCATTACATGCGTGACCCAGACTATACACAAGAGATATTGAATGGTGACATACACACCTTGAATCAAACTAATGCAGGACTAGAGACAAGAGACCAAGCAAAGACATTCATCTATGCCTTCCTCTATGGTGCAGGTTCCAAGAAGATAGGTTCCATTGTAGGTAGTGGTTCAAAGAAAGGTAAAGAATTAATAGATAACTTCCTTGAACAAACACCATCACTTGCACTATTAAGGAACAGAGTAACACAAGAGGCAGGACGCAGTTGGCTCAGAGGATTGGACAACAGAAAGATATGGGTAAGATCAGCACACTCAGCATTGAACACCAAGTTACAAGGTGCTGCTGCTGTGGTCATGAAGAAAGCTTTGGTACTCTTTGCCAATGGTTTAGATAAGAATGTAAAGATTGTTGCCAACGTACATGATGAGTGGCAGGTAGAGTGTGATGCTTCCCAAGGAAACTTAGTGGGTAAGTTAGGAGTTGATGCTATAATAGATGCAGGAAAATATTATAAATTAAATTGCCCTCTTGATGGTGAATATAAATTGGGTAACAACTGGTCGGAGACACACTAATGGAATATGTATTACCTAAACATGTAGCAGAGTTCATGAAAGAAAAGAATGAGTTTCAAACAGAGATTAAAAAGCTTACAGCCGAGAATGAAATTCTTAGGCACAACGTAAGGGAATGTGAGAGACAACTAAGAGATGCTCGCATCCGAATAAAAGACTTGACATCTTAAACTCAATATGGTATAAGATGTTATTAACAATTAACAATAACCGAGAGGATTGAATATGCCAGTAGTAACAGGTAAAGCTTATTGGGCTAAGTTAGAAAAGCCAGCTCAGAAGTATAACACAACAGCACAAGAAGACACAGAGTATTGTATTGACTTAACTATTGATAAAGCTACACGTAAACTATTAGAAGGACTTAACCCTTCAGCTTCTATCAAGAATAAGAAAGATGATCGTGGAGATTTCTTCACGTTTAAAAAGAATGCATTCAACAGGAAAGGTGAAGCTCTCCCTAAGCCTAGGATTGTTGATGCTAAGACGAATGACATCTCAGGTACATTGATAGGTAATGGATCTGACGTTAGAGTTATGTTCCGATCTGTAGAGATTGAGAACGTACCTACTATGGAAGGTAAGAATAAGTTCTACCTTGATGCCGTTCAAGTTGTTGACCTTGTACCATATGCCAAGTCAGAAGACTTTGGTGAGGTTGATGGCTACGTTGCTGATGGTGCTGTAGCCAGTACCAGCTCAGAAGAATCTGCTCCATTCTAATGAGTAAACGTGAGATTAGTTCTCTCTTAGAGGACATTGATAAAGTATTTATTCAAGGTAAAGCTCCATCGGAGGCTAATCTCACACTACTAACTGAAGGGATTAGTGCTGAGTTAGTTAAAGCATTGTCCGAAGAGTATGTATCAGCAGGTAGAATGAGACTGTCAGCCATAGGTAAGAAAGATAGACAGCTATGGTATGACTACAATGGATACGATAAAGAACCATTGTCTACTGCTACCAGAATTAAATTTTTATTGGGTCATATAATAGAAGAGCTTACCTTATTCCTAGTGAGAGAAGCAGGACATGAGGTAACGATGTGTCAAGAAGAAGTAAAAGTTAATGGTGTCAAAGGACATATAGATGCCATGATAGATGGAGAGTTAGTGGATGTTAAGTCAGCATCCCCTTATGGATTTAGAAAGTTTCATAATGGTAGCTTGAAAGATGATGATCCCTTTGGATACATCTATCAGATATCTTCTTATGCCAAGGCCTTGAAGAAAGATGCAGGGTATTTCTTGGCTGTAGATAAATCAAATGGATTCATGACGTTGCTCAAGACAGACGTTACCGACATAAATCCTGAAGAAAGAATTGATCAGCTAAGGAAAACCTTAAGTGATAAAGAACCACCAGAGAAATGTTACAAACCTACAGAAGAAAACAATGGTAATAAGAAGTTAGCTATTGGTTGTAAGTTCTGTGATTTTAAAAAGATATGTTGGAAAGATTCTAATGACGGCTTCGGCTTACGTAAATTTAAATATGCTAGTGGTGATGAGTACTACGTACATGTAGAAAAAGAACCAAGAGTGCGAGAGGATTTCTAATGCATTGGACTGACCTAAGAACTAACAAACCTTTTGAACCTGACACCTTAGATAGATTTGGTTTTGTCTATATAATAACAAACACTAAGACCAAGAAAGAATACATAGGCTGTAAACAATTCTATATAGGTAAAGATCAAACACCATCAAGATGGCAATCATATACTGGATCATCCAAGTATCTTAATGCTGATATAAAAAAGATAGGTAAGAAACATTTTACCTTTGAAGTAATAGATGAGTTCAATAATAAAAGAAGTCTTGGTTACTATGAATTATATTATCAAATGAAATATAATGTATTAGATACTGTCATTGAAGGAACAGATGAACCTGCCTTCTACAATAACTATGTAGGTGGTAAGTACTATAGACCAGTACAAGGAGGACGCAAGACTGCAACTGCTGAAGTATATCAAGTAACTTTTACAGACAAAAGAAAATTAGTTATACCTAATCTTAAAATGTTTGCTGAGTTAAACAACTATGATAAGAGTCACCTAGCTAAAGTGCAACAAGGGAAAAGAAAAAGACATAAAGATGTAACTCATGTAGAGACTGTTAGAAATGTCTAATGAAGAATCACTATCGAAGGTACTCAATGAAGGAGTACATGATCACCATAGTCCAGAACGTGTGTTGTGGTTGTGTGTTATACTACAACAACTTCTGGATGCTACCAAGCCTACGTATGACGGAGAAAGTTCTTATAATATTTTGATGAGAGATAGTGCAAGGTCATGGCTCACTTCTTCTTATGGTGTAACAGCTACAGATAGAGATGATGTGTGTGACATGGCAGGAATAAACCCTGAAGCTCTTACTACTTTCACCACTAAATTATTTAACAACGATGAGATAGAATTTGTAAGGAAAAGAATCAATGCAATATTACATGAGACTATAACATGATGTGGGAACATTACTGTTTAACAGAAGGAACAACTATGGAAGTTGGTAAAGGAGAAGATTGTAATTGGTGTGGTCAGGAAGAAGAGGAAGAGCTGATGAAAGCTGATGGCTTTGAAGAAGCTTTAATAGGTAGGGGTCAGCAATTTAATAGTGACTTCTATGTATACTCTTATACTAAGTGCATACAATTACTAATGGAAGAAGGTATGACAGATGAAGAAGCTGTTGAATACTTTGAGTATAATATACAAGGAGCATGGGTAGGTAAAGGAACTCCTATATTTTTGTATGATGAAAGGTG